CCACCTGCTGCACCCCCAAACAATACTTCTTTTGTCTTATTATCAAACAAGTATTTTAGGCACTCTTTTTGTGTCTTAGTAAATTCTGGATTAATCTCCAAGATTGATGTTGATTTTTATTCTTTGTTCATCAGAAGTTAAGTCTATTTCTTGCTTTTCATTATAACCTCTTCTTCTACCTCGTGTTCTTAAAAAGAATGTTGTAGCTTGTGTACTTCCGTTTTCTATCTGTTTCTTTAAATGAGTTTCAGCAAAATCTATAAACTTACTGTCTATACTATCTACTGCTTTACGATATTCTTCGTCCTCTTTATACCATTTATAATGTTGTGTTCTACTTAGTCCTGCCTTATCACAGGCTTCTGTAACAATACCTAAAGACACTTCTAGTGCTTCTAATAATGTTTCTTTACTTACTTGTGTTCGTTTCTGTTCGTTCATAGTATATAATAGAAATTACTCATATTCATTTGGAAGCATAAGTCTTATGCCTAATTCTGTTAAAGCCCATATCCTTATTTGGTCTGCATATATCTCAAATTCTTTAGTGTTTAATGTGGCTGTGCTTCCTATTTTATTTATACCTATCTTCTTATCGTTTATCTCTAACATTTCCCATTCATTTAAAAACTTAGCACGAAGTATATCGTGGACTTCATTTGGAAAATAACCTATTTCTTCTGCTAGTGTTTGCACTATACATTTCCAATAATAATTATTCTGCATATTACTTCTATTGTTTCTTTGTTTCTTGACCTCAACTATATAATCGTTTCCTAATTCCTTTAGATAGTTTATTAAACTTAGTTTATCTTGCTTATCCTTAATTACAAACTTCATTAGTCAAATGGTTCATTAACTCCTCTTTCTCCTAATAGTTTTTCTTTTGCCCCTTCCCATAGCATATGACCTTTTTTACTTAGTGTAGGTTCTGTTCTTATAAGACTAGGAAATCCATCAAACTCTTTTTCTACTTCTTGTAGCCATTCATTACACTTTTCACAATATGCTTCCTGTGTTCTTACCTTACCATCAATTACTTTAATGGTAGCCTTCATTAAGTCTTTAGTTTCATTACAAGTATTGCATATAAACCTTATCATTGTCTTACTCCTGTTGGCGACAACGCACCTGTTCTTGTTTTAGAAGTCAATACGTCTAATTCAAAGTGTAAATGATTTATTGCTTTTCTAATATCTTGAAGTCCTCCGTCATTATGTTTGTTCTTTGCTCTTAACAGATATGTTACTGCTGTTCCTACGTTATAGCTTAGATCAAAATTACTTACTACATCTTTAGCCATATATCCATTTTTGCCTTTATAGTATTCTGGTATTTCTTTTGTCATTTTTTTAATTTTTCGTTTGTTAGTTTTTCTATTATTTCTTTATCTGTGTGTACATATCTACTGCCTTTATAAACTTCAGGATTGAATAAAGATTTAATCTCTTTTATTCTGTCCTTATTGTCATAGTAAATTACCCACCCTCTTGGTATTCCTTTACTGTCTGTACAATTAATCGTCTTTTCTATAATCTTTAGAGTATTCATAATATAATTTTTTTATTCCATCATAACAAGTTGATATACAAGAACCACAATTAGTAGTAGGTTTGTAAGAAGTCATATAGATAGTATTGTAAGTCTCTATCATTCTCTTTTTAGCTTGTACGTCTTTTGCTCTACCTGTCTTTAAGTCTTTCCACATATCTAATATTTCGTCTATTATTTCTTCTGGCAATTCATCAGGTGTTTCTATCTCTGTTGTTTTTTGCCAATAGCC